TACCAGAATTGATAAGCATATGTTGTCGATGGCGCTGACGTTCCTGCGCTATTGCTTACCGCCGCCTTTAGCGCGTTATTCAAATCGGCGCGCGTGGCCGGAAAACCTTGGTTCGCAATGTCAAAATCATGCTGGCTCATGCTGCCACCTCTCCATATCCTTTAGCCACAAAATCGAACGTCCTATCGACCGCCGTGTTACTGCTATTGAAGAACGTAATCGTGAAACCTGTGGCGCTCTTACCCGTTATAGCATAATAGTCGCCGGAATTTAAGTTTTGCGCCGTGATGCCGATGCCTTGCAATGCCTTGAAGGCAGGCGAGAACGTGATCGCCTTAGCGCCTGCGCCCGATGCGGTATCAGCCACGGCGACGGTACGGTCAGGCATATCGACGCTCACCGACAAAGCAGTCACGACCGGACTGGCTTGTTCATCAGTGCTGGTCAGCTTAGCGCGGAACCGCAGAGCGCGTGCCTTGTAGTCGCCCACGAAAAACGGCGCATAATCCGACCACGTCGGCGAACTTGCCGGATCATCGTCTGTCACGCTGACAAATAGCTCGACGTTCGTGTCATCGAATGCCTGTACGTCGCCGTCGAATGTGCCGATCGCATCATCAAATAATCCTTCGCGGCTATCAAATAGCGTCACATATTCCGCGCGGTTCACTTTGACCGTCGATGTGACGCGGCTGGTATAGACCGCCCCCAGATCGACATAATTGTCGAAATCATAGGTTCCGCTCGTCCCGGTGTTACCACCAGCGCCGTCGAACAAACCTTCCGCGTCGTCAAAGTTTCCGGTCAGTTCGTCAAAATTGATCGATGATTTCAGTTTGAGAGTATCATCGACCACGATCACGCCGCTTTTAGTGCCGCCGAATGTCGGATGCTGCGTGGACGTTTCCACCACGTTCAGCCCTTTGATGTCCTCGATGATAGCAACCTTGCTCGTCGCATTGGTCGAGGCGTTGCCCAGCTTATCGACAGCCTTGATGAAATAGGTTCCTGTCATCGCCGGGACGATCACAGTATTGGCCGGACGCGATACCTTTGGCGCAAGATCGATAGCATTGGAATAGGTCGCCCCGGTTGTCTCTCTGGCGTGTCTGACATGATAATGCGAAAGGTCGAGATCACCGACAGGCGTCCACGACAGATGCGCCTCGGTGTTGATGATGTTCACGCTAAAGTTCGTCACATCCTCCGGCGGCGCGGTCTTACCGATGACCTGGTGCTGTTGGCTGTTGAAAGGCGAGCGCACGCCCAGACCATTGATGATCCGCGACCGCACGTCATAGATCGCATTATCCTCAACATCAACTAGCTCGAACAGATTGCTCGAACCGATGCCAAGCGATGTATATTCGCTATCGGTCGTCTTTTTGGCTTGGACCTCGAATTGTTTGGCATAGATCGAAGGCGATGCAACATCCACGACCAGAACCGAAATCGCTGTCTGGTTCAGTGCCCGGACCTCATCTGTCACTGTCATTGACGGCGCGGTCAGATCGAACGGGTTTGGAAGCGTGCTGTTGTCTTGCAGGAAATCGGCCTCTTCCGCGTTCCAATCGAACACGCTCGACGCTAGTTCGCGGAGCATAAGATCGACGCCCATGGTCGTGCCGTTATCGCTGCCCTCGAACACCAGCGACCATTCTGCGATCTCGAACACCTTAGCGCTAAAACCAAAGCGATCATTTGTCACTTGTACGGTATCACCGACGGCTAATTGAAACGCTTTCAGATTTGCCGGGTAATCCATCGTCACTTGTTGTCGGTTCCGATACAAAGCGATTTTCGCCAGCCGCTGCGCCATCGGGCTCGACTGCGTATATGGCAGGTCATAGTCGAGGAATTGCTGCACGCCGCCGTCCTCGCTCTCGAACGTGCTACTGGTCAGCGCCGGATAATCGGTGACGACGTAGTTTGTGCTAGACGGGACAAAAGTGCCTTTGACGCCATTAAAATTATCCCGGCGGCTGCGCTTGGTTTGCACGCCAATCGGACCGCGTAAATCGTCATTCACTAGCGTTATGGTCGGGCTGACATATTTCGCCGCTTTTATGCCAAATTTGCCATTTGTGAAGGTCATGATGCCGCCGCAGGACGTCAGAAGGCCCTCCAGCGTCTGTCTAGGCGCGTTGGCGCTGTCTATGGTGCCATGACACTCGTATTTGTTCTCGGTGCCCCCAGCGGCTAGAGAAACGCTTTCATCGCAGATATTAGCGGCAGTCTGGAAAGCCGTGTCGTCGATCTCTGCCGTGGCCGCGCTGAAACCATATGATGTGTTCGTCAGATAATCGCGGATCACCAGCGCCGGGTTCGTACTGTAAGCCGTGGTGCTGTCACGCGGATCGAACAGCTTTTTGCCTTTGACCAGTGCGGAGACATTAGGAATGCCGTTCGGGAATGCGTCGGCATCGAACTCCAACCGCACATACAGATAGCATATGCCTTGCAGGCGATGGTCGTTCGTCCATTCAGCAACCTCGCTAACCAGATCGCTGTCAGCGGTCTGCGTGGTGGTGCCAAGATGTTTTTTCACCCGGACCTTGCCATTGTAGCGGGACGGCGCGGTCACATTGCCAGAGCCGTCGAGTGTCAGCGCCTCGTCGTTCAGATAAACCGTCGTGATTTCCTGACATTCATGCGCGGCTAGCAGGACCACCAGATGCAAATATTGATCGTCATCAGTGCTGCCGATGAACGCCAGCGGCCCCGAAACCCTTGTCTGACCATAGACCGCACGCCGGGACGTGATCGGCTGTTTGACCATCTGCGTCCGGCCGGTCGCATCAGAAGCAAATGACGCAAAATCGCCCAGCTTTGGCTTTGGAGATAGGCTCTGTGCGGCCGACGATAGCGCGGCCGTTGTGGCGGCTCTGATCGCCACTGATTGCATGAAGGTATAGCCACCGACCGGGCCTAATACTGCGGTCGCGACAACAGCGGTCGCCACATTTATGGGATCAGATAGCGCTTTTACGAAATTCTTAAAAAATCCCATCTAGCGCCCCCAGACGACAGTTTTGTCCTGTAGACCAGTGATGAAATCCAGCCCTTTGTCGTTTGGATAGTCGATCTTTTGGTCTTCGCTAGTGTAACGCCGTGCGCGGCTGCGCTCCAGATCAATCAGCTTGCTCTCCGCCGTGACGCTGATCCGCGCGTCTGCGCCGTTGTCCTCGACCGTCATCACATCCATCTTGCCAGCGAAGACCTTAATCGGATCGGCGACGACTGCGCCGGACGTATCCAGCACGCCCACATAGACGTTCAGATCGCGTCCCTGATAGGCGGTCGTCAGTGCTGACGCGACGAGGCTAGTGCTAAGGCCGGAGAGCATAACCGTCACGCCATTCGCCTGCACCTCGCCATTCTCGCTGATCGACGAAACCGACAAGATATCGCCGCCTGCTAAAAACGTATTGCTGTCGATGGTGATCGATCCATAGCCGGTCCAGAGCCGCACGATGCCGTCGCTGAAATCCATCTCGACAGCAAAAAAAGGCGACAGTTTTGCCGCCGTTAGTTCGTTGTTTACCGCTGTCGTTACCGTTCGCGTCATAGTGCCTCGACTGCTCCGAATGCCATTGAATAGAAACCGTCGGTTCCGATTGTCCAGTTTGAGGCGCTAGTCGATAGCCGGAACAATCCTTTCGCATTTGCCACGACGACGGTCGCATCGTCTGCCGGACTAGACCGCAGATCGGGCCAGATGGTCAGGTCGGCCTCTCCGCTGGCATTGCTGTCCACGTCATCTAGAACCTTGTAAAGCTGCGTGCTTGTTCCGCTGCCTAGCTGGATATAGTCGCCTGCTTTCAGGTAACCGGTAGCAGATGCCGGCAGGCCATCAATCGACAGCGTGTCGCCCGTCTGTGAGGCACCATTGACGAGAGGCGTGCCCGGTGTGCTGCTTGCCGATCCGCGCGCCGTGGCACCGATAGGATCGCCGAGAAGGAACGTCCCATATGGGCCATACAGTTTCGTCAGGAATGTCACCCACGGCTCGGCTGTTGCGCGTTTCATGGGCGGCAAGACGATATCGGCTTCCCATCGTGCGCCAGTGTTCCGCTGCGCCTGTTGCGCGTAGGTAAAGGGCGATTGCGTCAGTGCGGTTGCATTGCGCGCGATCAGGTTAATCTGCGCGATGCCGGTTGTCGGTGTGCTAAGAGGATATGTGATTGCCATGATTTACCCCAGCGCCGCCGCATAAGAACCACCACGGCGCTTTGCATCGAGAACCGCACCCTTGGCCGCATCAGCGATTTGCGGGAGCATATTCAGCACTTCCGCGCGAACCGTCTGACTGACGCCCGTGGTCAGATTGATTGTCTGGTTTACTGTGACGCCGCCGCCCATTTGCCCATTCGGAACGATGCCGCCGGTCCTGCCGGGAACAAACAGTTCCGGCCCTCGCTCACCCACCAGATAGGGCCGACCAGCGGTCACAGGACCACCCATAGCACGCTCATCGACACTAAGACCCATTGATTGCGCTAACGGTATGGTGATCGCTTGCCTGATTTGCATTCGCATGATATCGCGCAAAATTGAACGGGCCATATCAGCAAACGCATCTTTGAGCGTGCGAGTTTGTGTTCCCACATCGACCAGCGCATCCTCTAGCGCATTGATGCCGTTCTTTTTGACATCGTCCAGCTTCATCCGCACGAAATCAAAGCCGTCGGTTACCTTTTTAGCTGCTTCGCCGCCAGCTTGCCCGACATCCCCTAGCGCGTCTTTTGCTCTTTCAGCCGCAAACGTGGCTTCCTGAATTTTGATCTCGATGTTTTCAAACACCCCGATCAGGCCGAGATCAACGGTGTCGATGCGCTCAATAGAAGCGATGAAATCATTACCAATCGCCTCGCCGATCTCGCGCGTGAAATCGAGAACGTCATTCAGTTTGCGGATGGTGAGATCGACAAAGGATTGAATTGCCTTAGCGGCATCGCGGAAAATGCGAACAATGGTAAGCGCAAGATCGCGTCCGAATTGCTCGACGCCGCCAGCCTCTTTGATCGCTTCCAAAACATTGAAGCGGATCGCGTCGGCTAGTTCTTCAAACGCCGGAGCAAGTGCCCCGACCACGCTGTCGCGGACGCCGCGTGCCAGCGAGCCTAAGCGTAGGAACGCATCATTCGCCCTCTCGACGCCCCTGACGGTCACAGACGACAAAGCGATGCCGAGATCATCAACCTCGGCCAGCGTGGCCTGTAGCGCGTCCTTGCCGCCTTCTAGGGTATTTATAAACGCCACACCTTCGCTATCGAACAGCTTGAAGGCCAAACGAACGCGATCACCGCTATCCTCGACCTTATCGAAAGCCGCCGACAATTCTAGCATCTGCTTTTCGAGCGGCAGTTTTGCCAATTCTCTAGCGTTCAGCCCTAGCTCGATCAGCGCATTCTTTGCTTCGCCGGTGTCGACAGCGGCTTCAGACAGGCGGCGCGTGAAGCGCTGGATCGCCATATCGGTCGTGCGCGTCGAAACACCCGCTAACTCGGCGGCAAATCGGAGTTTCTGCAATTCTTGGCTGGTGACGCCTAGCTTGCTGGCTGTTTTGCCAAGCGCGTCGATGCTGTCCAGCGAGGATTTGACAAGCAGGCCCAAGCCAGCGGCACCGACCACGCCGACAATCGCTGTCTTAAAGCTAAATAACGCCTTCTGGACCTTGCCGAGCGACACTGCGATCCCGCGAAATGCCGCTTTCGTTCTGTCGATGGCCGTGATTTGGATTTTAAGATTTTGATTTGCCATCTTCCACAACCTTAAAATATGCGAACCATTCGTTGATCTCGGAGAGCGTCAATTCCTCGACCTCGGCCTGCGTCTTGTGCAAACGATCCGCTAACGCCATCACATTATAGCGCAAGGGATCGCTTTTTAGTTTTTTTCCGCTACCTCGATGCCATCAACATCAGCAAACATTTCGGCAGCGATTGACGAAATCACCGGCAGCGGTTCATCCATCAAATGCGTCTTGTCGGCAAGCGTAAAGAGCCGATTGCCATCCGCGTCACCAGCTTTGAGAATGATCAGATCGACCATGCCGTCAATCGTCATATCATTCAGAAAATTCTT